GCGCAAGTGCCATCAGTGTCTGCACCGTATGGCAGAGAGTGTCGTTCATTCTGGCGTGTACCTGAAGGACATAAACTCGTAGGCTGTGATGCCAGTGGCTTAGAACTACGTATGCTTGCACACTATATGCGTGACGAGAGATACACTAATGAGATACTAAGTGGTGACATCCACACAGCTAACATGAAGGCGGCAGGACTCACTGACCGCAACCAAGCCAAGACATTCATCTACGCATTCCTGTATGGTGCAGGAGCAGCCAAGATAGGGCAGATAGTAGGCGGTGGCTACAGAGAAGGACAACAGCTTATAGACTCGTTCCTACGCAACACACCCGCACTGGCTAAACTGCGTGAGAAGGTGGCTAAACACGCCACAGCAGGAACACTACCTGCACTAGATGGTAGACGCTTGCGTGTAAGAAGTGAACATGCGGCACTGAACACATTGCTACAGGGTGCAGGTGCTATAGTAATGAAACAGGCATTGGTGCTGTTAGCTGATCGTTTATCGACATACGATATACCGCACAAGCTAGTGGCTAACGTGCATGACGAATTTCAGATAGAAGTACCAGAGAATTTTGCTGATGTAGTAGGCAAAGCGGCAGTAAGAGCAATCAAGAATGCAGGAGATGTACTAGACCTGCGATGCCCACTTGATGCTGAGTACAATGTAGGAAACAATTGGGCTGAAACACATTGACAAATCCGTACCATTCGTGGTATAATATATGTAGATCAGTTGTGATCTAAAACAACCAAGAGGTAATTAGTATGAGTGAAGCAAAACCAGTAACAATCAACGCAGACATGATGTGGTCTAGTCTGACTGAAGTAAACCGTATGTCAGGTAAGTACCAAGTAGACTTAGCTAACCTATCCAAGGCAGCAGTAGAGGCACTGGAGATGATGGGCTTGAACGTAAGACGCAAGGATGGGCAAGGTGACTTTATCACTGCAAAGTCTAGCCACCCTATCCGCATCTACGACACTGACGGTGCTGAGATCAAAGGCATCCTAGTAGGCAACGGTTCTAAAGCCAAAGCAGTAGTAAGCTACTACGATTGGAAGTCTCCTGCGGGTCAAGCGGGACGTAGCCCTACACTGCTCAAGCTAGTAGTCACTGACCTCATTCCCTATGGTGGCGGTGCTGACGTAGCTGAAGTGGACTTAGGCGAAGCGTTGTGATTTTAATTGATGCAGACATTCTAGTCTATCGCATAGGTTGGTCATGCAACGAGGAATCAGAGAAGACAGCCATCAGCACCATCGATGGCTTCATCTCCGACATCTTGTTACAACTCAACGTAGACGAGGAAACAGACTACTATGTTCTGTATCTCACTGGCAAAGGAAACTTCCGCAAGGAATATGCCGTCACTGCTGAATACAAAGGAAACCGAAAAGATAAGGCAAAGCCAGTGCATATTCAGGCACTACGCCAACACCTTATCGACAAGTGGGCTGCTGTAGTTACTGAAGGAGAAGAGGCAGATGATGCCATAGCTATACAGGCAACAGCGCATGGTGACAAGGCTATCATGGTTACGTTAGACAAGGACTTTGACCAGATAGCAGGATGGCACTACAACTTTGTAAAGCAGGACAAGTACTATGTAAAGCCAGAGGACGGCTTACGCTTTTTCTACCGCCAGATACTGATGGGTGACAGGATTGATAACATCATAGGTATCAAAGGTATTGGCGATAAGAAGTCAGAGAAGATATTGAAGGACTGTGTTACAGAGAAGGAACTCTATGACAAATGCGTAGAGATGTACGATGGTGACGAGGCCAGAGTGATAGAGAATGGTAGGATGCTCTGGCTAAGACGCTACGAAGGTGAGATATGGGAGTTTAAAAATGATTGAACTAGACATCACAAGAGATCAGATAAGCAAAGCAGAAGTTAAATCTAAAGAGATGGGTGTTATCAACAACAGCATCAGGCAAGGTAAAGGAAACCTGTGTGGTTTTGTTGGAGAAGCTGTGATGGAGGATTATTTTAAAGCGTCTGAAGCTAATACCTACGATTATGATTTAATCTTAAAAAATGGTAAAAAAGTGGACGTTAAAACCAAACAGACTAAAGTAAAGCCCAGAGGTTACTATGATTGTAGCATAGCTAACTTCAACACCAGACAAAACTGTGATTACTATGCCTTTGTTAGAGTGAACAACGAACTAACTAAAGCATGGTTTTTGGGATTAGTTGACAAGAAAGAATACTTAGAAAAGTCGAGATTTTTAAAAAAAGGAGATGTTGACGGAGATAACGGCTTTGTTGTAAGAGCCGACTGTCATAATTTAAGTATTGAGAAGGTGTGGGACATTTCTAAACATGAAAACAAGGAATAACGGTAGATGGACAGAAGCACGTTTTCGTTCCTTTATCGTCTCCGCACTCCGTCAGGCTCACGCTAAGTGGGGTGTAAAGCACGATGTTAAGTCAGCGGCTAGAGTAGCTAGGGGAGTTTACAAGTGTGCCAAATGCGGCAAAGGCTCTCCCGCTACACTACCACCGCTAGAAGGAAAGAAGCGTAGACGTAATAACGCAGCAGTAGACCACATAGATCCAGTAGTAGATCCAGAAGTAGGCTTTGTAGATTGGAACACCTACATTGAAAGAATGTTCATAGAAGCTGAAGGGTATCAAGTACTGTGTCACAAGTGCCACACTGCTAAGACTAACGCAGAACGTAAGAGGCGTAAAAAATGAGAGATTTAACTGTAGATTTATTGAATCATTTGTTTGAGTACGACAAAGAAACTGGTAACTTAATCTGGAAAATTCAACAGCGAGGAATAAGAAAAGGAAGTATTGCAGGTTCTGTAAAATCTCATGGTTATCTTTGTGTGGGAATAAACTATAAAAGCTACAGAGCGCATAGGCTTATTTTTTTGATGCATAAAGGTTATTTACCTAAGACAATAGACCACATTAACGGAGACAAACTAGACAATAGAATAGAAAACTTGAGAGCAGCCACTGTTGGTCAAAACCAACACAACAGGAAAACGAACGCTAACAACACTAGCGGATATAAAGGAGTCAGTTGGAACAAAGCGCGTAAGAAATGGATAACAGGAATTAAACTAGAAGGAAAAAGAATACACTTAGGTTATTTCGACAACGTAGAAGAGGCTGCTGAAGCAGTACGAAAAGCCAGAGAAGAACTACACGGTGACTTTGCAAATCACGGAGAGCAATAATGACTAAACATTTAGTAATACCAGACACGCAAGTAAAGCCAGACCAGTCTATAGAGCATCTACGATGGGCAGGGCAGTACGCTGTAGACAAGAAGCCTGACGTTATTGTGATGATAGGTGATTGGTTTGATCTACCTAGTCTCTCATCATACGATGTAGGCACTCGTAGCTTTGAAGGCAGACGCTACACCAACGACATAGAAGCAGGTGTTGCTGCTATGGAGATGTTCATGCGTCCTATCAAGGATGAGCAGAACCGCCTGATACGCAACAAAGACAAGCGTTGGAATCCTAGACTAGTGTTCACTCTAGGCAACCACGAGAACCGCATAGAAAGAGCAACCAATGCAGACCCTAAGCTAGACGGTTTAATTAGCTACAGAGACTTTCAGCTAGAAGAGTTTGGTTGGGAAGTTTATCCGTTCCTGGAGCCTGTTATCATTGACGACATAGCCTACGCCCACTACTTCACCAGTGGTGTTATGGGCAGACCAGTAAGCAGTGCAAAGCTGATGCTACAGAAGAAGTATATGTCGTGTGTGATGGGACACGTACAGGACAGGGACATTGCCTATGCTAGGAAGGCTGACGGCACTAACATGCTAGGGCTGTTCTCTGGCATATTCTATCAGCACGATGAGGACTACCTTAACCCACAGACTAATGGCAGTTGGTCAGGGATATGGATGCTTAATGAGGTTAAAGACGGTGGTTGTGATGAGCTACCTGTTAGTATAAACTACTTGAGAGAGAAGTACGGAGACTAGGATGCCTCTAACCTACTATGAACTACTAGAGAAGATGTCGATGCTAGACGAGCTAACAATCATAGAGATATTAGATATAAGCTCAGAAGAGTTAGTCAATAAGTTTAGTGACCGCATCAACGACAGACTTGAAGAACTATCAGAGGATTTTAAACATGAGACTCAATGACGTAAGCCCCGCTGAGTGGGACAGAGTGGCTAAGAACCACAACGAGAAAGTACAGAAGACAGGACTAGAGCATTGGACTAAACCTGCTGAAGAAGAAGCGGCAGAGTTAGACCCAGTAAATAACCCTAGCCATTACAACACAGGCAACATAGAGTGTATTGATGCAATAGAGGAGTCTATGTCTAGTGTTGCATTCAAAGGCTATCTCAAGGGCAACTGCATGAAGTATCTGTGGCGTTACGATTACAAGGGTAAGCAGGTACAGGACTTACAGAAAGCAGGTTGGTACTTAAACAAACTAACAGCAATGGTAACAGAGGAGAATAACTAGTGGATCAGTATCAGCAGTTTATACACAAGAGCAGGTACGCTCGTTGGTTGCCAGAGGAAGGTAGACGAGAGACTTGGGAAGAGACAGTCACACGCTATGTAGACTTCTTTAAAGAACGTGGACAGCTAAAGGGTAAGGACTATAACCTACTCAAAGAAGCTATCCTACACCTTGATGTGATGCCTTCTATGCGCTGTATGATGACAGCAGGGGATGCACTGGCTAAAGACAACGTAGCAGGGTTTAACTGTAGCTATCTGCACATTGACTCACCACGTAGCTTTGACGAGTTGATGTATGTACTGATGTGCGGCACAGGTGTAGGCTTTAGCGTTGAGCGTAACTTCATTAACAAGCTACCCATCGTTGCTGAAGAGTTCCACCCTAGCGACAGCACCATTGTCGTAGCTGACAGCAAGATTGGTTGGGCTTCTGCGTTCCGTGAGTTAATTAGTCTGCTGTACGCAGGTAAGATACCCAAGTGGGACATGAGCAAGATACGAGAGTCTGGTGCTAGGCTAAAGACATTCGGTGGACGCGCTAGTGGCCCAGAGCCTCTTGATGATCTGTTTCACTTCTGTGTAGGCATATTCCAGAAG